AGATGCTAAGTTAAATGGAAGTATGTGGTCTACACTAATACCTTTTAATTTTAATGAGAGAAACCTAAATCAAGAAGGGACTTTATCCAATATTTGGGGATTATCAAATACTAGATACAGGTTAGTAGGGGATAATATTGTTTTTTCTCCTACTCCTAATTCAGGTATAGAGGTTAAAGTATGGTACATTCCAACTACTCAGCAGTTTAGTAGTGCAACTCCAGCTACTTCTACAACTACATTCGACGATATAAACGGTTATTCTGAATATGTGATAATTGACGCAGCTATAAAGTGTTTACAAAAAGAAGAAAGTGATGTTCAAGTTTTAATGGCTCAAAAAGCAGCTATGAAACGAAGAATAGAAGTAGCTGCTAGTAATAGAGATGCTGGTAGTCCTTTAAGTGTAAGTGACGTTTATAGAGGTAATAATTCTTTTTGGTATTCAAGGAGTACTTAATGGCTACTAAATATATGAACTTAGATTTACCTGTTCCTGGAGTTACTAAAGGACCTGATTGGGCTGTAATGATTAATGACGCTTTTACAGCAATAGATGGTCATGATCATAGTTCTGGGAAAGGTCAGTTAGTTGATTCTTCCTATATAACGATTAATTCTAATTTAGATTTTACACCATCATCAACTGCATATGGAATACAAAATACACAATTTTGCCAACTTACAGATTTATATAATACAGGTACTCCAGATATTGCTGGTGCTTTATTTAATTGGAGAGGAGATTTGTGGTGGCAATATAATACTACTGGAGTTGGAACTGGAACTTTTACTCAAATAACCTCTTACGACCAAGTAATATCTAGGGGTAGTCATTTTGAACCTATACAAATAGCAGGTAGTTATGAAATAAGTCCCATAGAAAAAATATCTGCTCTTTTTATTGCCACCTCTACAAATCCTCACACTATTACCTTACCTAATATAGACTACACTCCTAATGGTAAGTATTACTTAATTCAAGATACAGATGGAAATGCTAACACTAACAATATTACCATTACGCCAAGCGCATTAGACACTATACAAGGTCTAGGTGTTGGAGCTAGTTATACTATAAATACAAATTATGGATGTGTGTGGATAGTAGCGGATTGGGATACTAATTTTTGGTTTATTTTAACATCTAACTAAGGGGATTATAATGGCTACTGGTTATATGACATTGCCCTTACCAGTAATTGGAAATTCTAGATATTTAGTAAGTCCGAATACTAGTACAAACAGTACTTTAAATGAAGGACCCACTCCTGCTCCTTATTGGGCTGTTTTGTGGAATAGGGCATTAAAAATTATAGATAATCACCATCATTGGGCAGCCAATTCATATTCAGGAGGCACTACCGGAAAACAACTTAAATGGGGTGGTAGTAATAATGGGATCAGAATTTGTAAAGATTTAAATTTAGAAAATAAAATATTGTACGGTACTCTAGGTTTAGGATATCCTGCTAATATTTTAAATTTAAAATTTTTGGGCATATCTCAGAAAACTAATATATATGAACCTATTGGGGATTTTGATGTTAATGAAGATTTACATTCTGAAATGGACGGTAGATTTCCTATTAATAATACTTTTCACCAAAGGTGGAGTATTTATGGTAGATTGAGCTATAATAGAGCTTCTTTTAGTGATGGATATAAAGGTATTTTTGGTGGTACTACAAACTTTAACTACCAACCTTCTAGAGATTTAATTTGGAATAATGGAGGAGCAGATAAAGAAGGAACTGTTATTATTGATAACTGTCCTGGTGGTCCTATAAGGGGTCAGTTTGGCAGTCTTCTCTTCGCACCGTTTAATGTTACAGGTTTGCCAAACAATGAGGATTATGCAGAACCTTATATTAGTCAAAAGTGGAATACTAATGCTCCTTTTGTAGCTTTATTAGATAATCAAAAAGAAGGTATTTATAGTCAAGCCTATAGTTATCTAGCAATCAATACAGTGACTGCACATGAAAATGCAGGTTATGGTTGGATGCAGGATGATGTATCATCTACTGGAACTGGTCTTGTTATTCTTGAATGCAATGAAGAGTTGAGTATAGACTGGTACAATGATCCTCGTATAGCTACTATACTTACTACTAATGGAGGATCTGGTATTGATGATGTGCCTGTAAGAATGGGTAAGTATATGTGGGTTACCGATTATTGGGGCGATGCCTCTACTTATAATATAGAGATTACCTGTGAAGATACTTCACCATTGTCACAACATGCTACCTTGAGGTGGTATGATTCAGGTTCAGGTACTCATAAATCTTCAACCGCTCCTTCAGGACCAGATACGCTATACTTAGACACTGATTTTGAGAGTGTTTTACTAGTTAGAGCAAACGTTAAATTATGGTTTGCATATTTTAAATAGGGGAATAAAATGTCTTTAACAAAAGATTCTGTATCAATACCCTTATTAAAGGGAATAAATACACGAGTAGATCCTCTGCAAGAGCAGGTGGGGTCTCTTACTGTCTTGAAAAATGCTAAATTTACTAAGTTAGGAAACATCTCTAAAAGAAAAGGATATAATGTTGTTGCAGATCAAGGAACTCTTCTAAGCGAGTTTCCTCCTGAAATTGAAATAAAAATTCGATTAGCAGATCCCTTAGCAGTAAAGGGAATAGGAGGATTACCAGTTGTAATAACTAAATCCGCAATATTTAGGTACACAAAAGCTAACAAAAATTTATATCGCACTGGATCTTATTTTCCCATGAACTACACCCCATTCCCCCTCCCTGCTGATGATTTTTTACAGGTAAATTCCCAATCTGTAGTATTTGGAGATCTAGCTTTTCATTTGCATACTAAAATTACTCAGGGTAATTTAGTTGTTTATGTGTCAATTTATGACATTTCTAAAGGTACTCCTGCAGTTTTAAAAGATCAAACAGGTTTAGTTTTAAATATGACAGGAGCTGCTTTTCCTAACTCCGTTGATGGTGGAGACACCTATTCAGCTTTTTCTCACACTAATGCTCAAACAGCTAATGGTAGAATTATTACTTATAGAGATAGACTATATATTTTCGTCACTGATTCGTCTGGGAACTTGTTTTATAAAAACTGTGACCCATATGATGTAGGTCAAGTGATTAGAACTTCGATGGCGGATGATTTTAATGATGGGGGATGGATACCTGTTTTTGGTGGAAATTTATCTATAATTGCTGGAACTTCTCCCAAATACACTTATGATGTTATTGAGCATGGGGAAGGTATTGTAATAGCTATGGTGCAAACTGATGGAGCTAATAATTTACATCTTTATAAATGGGGTAGAGATTGGTTGGAAGAACTGTATGGAGATTTATACTACACTCACGGTGCGGTATGGGGACTTACAAACGCTCCAGACTGTTTGACTCTCCAAATGGTTAAAAAACACTCTGTAACCTTACCTGCTGATGATATAAATGGAGATCTTTTAATAGCATTTGCTCAAAATAATGTTATCACTGTTATAACTGTTACTGATCATTTTGAACAAGGATATGAGTGGAGCAAAACTTTGACTGCTGGAATTGGCGGATTCCCAGGTATTGAGGATGCAAATAGAGGGGCTAGGTTCATTAGTGTAGTACCTAACGATAATAATTTCACCGCTTATGAGGAGTTAGACCCTAATACTACTAATACTGCATCTATTTATTTTGATGTTTTTGTTTCATATAGAAAAACAGGAAGTATTAGTACTGGGATTGCAGATCATATTCCTTATATAGATAATACCGCCGACACTTGGGCAAGTATGTATTTAGACGTAAACGCCTTTGCTGGAGGAACAGATAAAGCGGTTTATGAAGGAGATTGGAGTGTTGTAGCATTTAGTGATTTAGAACCTTGGGCTATAGATTACAATGTGTGTTGGGAGTTTTTTCCCGATGTTACTTCTTATTTTACTCCAGTATCTGATATAGCTATAGAAGATTATGCATATGGATCTTCGATTGCAGGTAGAGCATTTCAAGCTAAGTGGGGAGAGACTGATGATGCTAATTATACCTATCAGCAAATACCTTGGGATAGAAAAACAGGGAGATGGATTCAACCATTTGCCAAAGAATCTGAACTTCAATCAGCCTTCTATTTTCTCTCTTTAGCTGATTATTTTAATAATGCTACTGCTCCTCAGTCCATAGATGATGCTGACGGAACTGGTATAAAAACTGATAGTGAATGGGTAGGAATTCTATCCTATGGAATTGGTGGAGGTGACTTAGAACGTGGTACAGGAGGAGTTCCTAGCTTATCAAACATATCCTATGTGAATAATGGGGTTTTGTTTCCTTATACCCAACAATTTAGAGTAATATCAGAAGATAAGGACTCTCAAGCAGCGGCTTTTACTGCATTCTATAATACTGAAGCTGCTACTTTATCTAAAATTAATTATAATAAGTCAGTTCCTAATCAATCCCAAGAAGTTGCAGATTCTCTTATAATTCCTGGAGGTATTGTAACCCAGTATCAGCATGGATATTCTCAGGAAGCTGGATTTTTACAAGCTCCTTATAGATTATACTTGTTTTTGGAGGGATTGAATCCTATGGTAGAAGTTGCTACTGCTACTCCTGTTTTTGCTAAAGACAATGTTTATAATTATGTTGCAGTTTTTTCTAATAGAGATTTGAGTGGTAGAGTTTATAAATCTGGAATTTCTAAACAATTACAAGTTACTATAACTAATACTGCTGCTAATACCGGATATGATGCGCTTAATCTTTTAGTTCCTTTTAATACTACCACTAATAGTGGTGGAAGTGCTTTACAGGTGGAAGTTTATAGAACTACAAATAATGGTACTGTTTTTTATAAAGTTTCTGGTCAAGACTCTTCTGCAAATTATCCATTTATACTTAATAACATAGGTCAGGGTCCTTTTTCTGCTTTTAGAGACACAATAACAGATGATAATTTAACCGATAATGAACTATTATATACTACTGGTGGTGTGTTGGAGAATACTCCTGCACCAGCTTGTACTATAATGGAAGTTTATAAAAATATTATCTTTATGGCAGGTTTAGAAAATCCATATTCTGTTCAATATTCAAAAGTTGTAGGATATAATACTGCGGTTGATTTTAATGATACTTTAATACTAGAAACTCCAACAACAGGAGGACCTATAACTGCTCTAAAAGGGATGGATGATAAATTATTTATTTTTAAAAATACTTCTATTTATTTTATAGCTGGTGGTCAGAATAATTTTACTTCTTATTTAAGAACTAGAGCTGGTGGTGTTACTAATATGGAACTTCCAGTACTATCTTCTGATATTGGTTGTATTAATAAGAATTCTTGTGTTCTAACTCCTATAGGAATTATGTTTAAATCTAATAGGGGTATTTACTTAATCTCTAGAAGTATGCAATTAGAATATATAGGCGCACCAGTGCAGGAGTATAACAATTTAATTATTAATGATTCGTGTTTATACGCTAAAGAAGGGGAAGTTAGGTTTATAACTGAACGTACAGATTGTATAGTTTATAATTATGAACGAGATGTTTGGTACACTTTTTCTCAGCATAGTGGCACTTCTTGTTCTGTAATAGATGAACAATATTACTACATAAACGATGTTGATAGACTGTTGGTCGAATCAGATGAATACGACGATGATGGATCGGCTGTTCCTCTTATGTTAGAAACAGGTTGGATGAGTTTTTCTAAGGTTCAAGGTTTTCAAAGAGTTTATAGAATGTTAATTTTAGGTAATTATAAATCTGCACACCAATTGCGTGTAAAAATAGCCTATAATTATGATGATACTTGGGTTGATGAGCAGATAGTTACCATTACCGATCCAAATGTGCAAAGTACTACCGTACCTCAAGCAGATAGGTTTTCAGCAGTAGACTACGGAACTCCTCTTGAACAAACAACTGGTACAAGTCTCCAGGAAACTGGGGTTGTGGGATTTGGAGCAGATCCTGACCAAGAAAGGGATGGATTTTATGGTGATCCTTCTTGGACTTTAAATGAACTCGATGGACTAAATGAAACTTCCGAAATAGCGGAAGCTGGTTCTTATGGCGAAGGGGTAGAAGGGATGGTCGATCTTGTTGGTGGATCATTAGGATATGCAGTTAATGAAGGTATGCAATATCAATTTAGAATAAATTTAAAAAAACAAAAGTGTGAATCTATAAAAGTTTCTATAGAAACTATACAAGATACAGGCGAAACAGATGAAGGTGCTACTATTTCCAACCTATCTTTTTTAGTTGGAGTTAAGGGTGGAGACTTCAGAATTAAACAAAGTAGAGTAAAAGGAACAACATAATGTCAATGTGGAGCGATTACCAAAAAGAGTTAAACCCTAGAACAGAGGTGTATGAAGATGATGAAGGCTTTATACAATATACACATGTTATAGAGGGTAAACCAAGAATATTTGTAGACCACCTGTTTTT